CAATATTCTCTTGTGTTATTTGTTTGTTATTAGTTATAATGAGCATTATTTTGACTGTGCATTGGACTTATGAATATCGTCATATAATAACTAATGCTGCAATCTTGCTAGTTATTATATATATTATAATAAAATTATTTGATGAAGGTGAGATAAGTGAACAATAAAATAAAAAAAGTATTAAGTGAGAGTTTACAAGCACAAATTAATATTAAAAAACAAGAGATTGAGATTTTAACAGAAGAGCTACAAAGGATAACGCTAGAGGATTAGGTGATATGCCCTAATTGTCAGTGTAAGGAGTTTATAAAACTAACAAAGACTGAACAGAATATGGAAACACAAGGTTATAAAAAATACGAATGTAGCAATCCTACAGTAAAAAACAAACCTTGTTGCAGGTGGTACAGAAAAGAATAATACTTATTTAAGGAGGAAAACAAAAAATGGATGAAATAACAAGTTTGCATAAATTTACAGTTTATACATATGGATAAGGAATTAATCAGATTATCTGAAAAACTATACAAAGTACAAATAGAACTTGATGAATATAGGAAAAAGAAGAAGTATTAACACTCATCTATGAGACTATTACGGAAACAACCTTAAGGGTTTTCTCACCTCTTTTTTCCCTAAAAGGCTTCTGTAATGTAAAGCGGAGGGCTAAGGAATTCTGATTTCGTCCAAGAAATTGAACAACACTAGTCCGATGATGCTATCTTTTTATACAAACATTTATATAACAAACTGTCTAAAGAATTTATTGAAGTTAACGGGGGAAGGTTATTTTGGAAAGAATTAAGCTTAAAACAGCCGAAAAAGGTACTAAAATTGACTATAAAGGTCCAAAAAGGACTATTTTCTAAACAAAGATGGTAAAACTAACTAAGAACAAAATAAAAAAAGCAATCAAGGATAGTGGTGGGATCATAAAAAATATAGCAGAGCGATGCAAGATAACCAGAACTTGGATGTCTATACAACTAAACATGCCTGAGAATAAAGAATTAATGGATCTAGTTATTGAAGAAAGGGAGATTGTTAAAGATATTGGAGAAAACCAATTAATAACAAAACTCAAAGAGGGAGACTTTGCGGCTATCAAATGGTTTCTGACCTGTCAAGCTAAAGACCGTGGTTACGGTGAGAAGCAAGAAATAGAACACTTCGGGCAGAGTAGTATTAAAATAGAGTTTGCAGAGCCTATTCAGAATAAACAATAACATGGTTTTTAATATAAAAATCAATCCAACAATAAAACAGAACATAGCATGGGTTAGATTAAAGGATAAAAAAACTAGGTTTATATTGTTTGGAGGCGCTGCTGGCGGAGGAAAGTCTTGGTGTGGTTGTGAGTGGTTGCTTATGAACTGTTTGGCTTATCCAGGTACTAAATGGTTCATTGGTAGGAACGAGTTAAAAAGACTCATGGGTTCGACTTTTATAACTTTTATCAAGGTATGCAATTTCCATAAGATTCCTTCTACTTCTTGGAAGCTTGATTCAAAATATAATGTAATAATCTTCTGGAACGGTTCAAGGATAGATTTGCTAGATGTAGCTTACAGACCTAGCGATTTATTATATGAGCGATTTGGTAGCACAGAATATACTAGCGGATGGTTGGAAGAGGTTGGAGAGATTAAAGAGAAAGCTTTTGACGTACTAAAAAGCAGAATTGGCAGGCATCTTAATGATGAATATAACTTGTTTGCAAAGATGTTTCTCACTTGCAATCCTAAAAAGAACTGGGTATATTCAGACTTTTATAGGCCTTATACTGATGAAACGCTGCCTGATGATTGTTGTTTTATACAAAGTCTTTACACAGATAATCCTTATACTGCTTCTGAATATGGTGATATGTTAAGCAGAATCAAAGATAAAGTATTAAGAACCAGGCTTAAGAATGGTGAATGGGAATATGACGATGACAAGAGTGGGCTTTTAAGATATGATCAAATCCTGGATATTTTTACTAACCAGTACACTTTCAATGCTGAAGAGAATTTATATCTCACTTGCGACGTTGCCAGGTTTGGTAGAGATAAAGCGGTTATTATTCTGTGGCAAGGGTGGTATATCAGGAAGGTATGGGACTATGGTACTTGCACTACTAAAGAATTAAGACAGAAACTTGAGAAAATATGTAAAGTTTATAGGATTTCTCGAAGTAGAGTTGTTGTTGATGCTGGAGGTGTTGGTGGTGGGGTAGTTGATGAGTTCCCTGGCTGCAAGAGTTTCATTGATGCAAGAGCGCCTTATTTGAATATCGGCAGTAAAGTGGATAAGAAATATAACAATTATGATTATGAGTTCGGGAATCTAAGAGCACAATCTACTTTCTATGCAAGTGATAAGATTATTGAAGGTGCTGTTGGTTGTTATCCAGATTTACCTGAAGAAACAAAACAACAGATAATAGCCGAACTAGAGCAATGGAAGCGGAAAGATATAGACAAAGACGAAAACAAGGTGTTTATTATCCCTAAAGAAGAAATGAAAGAAAGTCTAGGCGGCGCTTCTCCAGACTACGGCGATAATATTAAAATGCGGGCCTACTTTGATTTAGTAGAAAACGAGGTGGCTTTCGCTTGATTGAAACTATACTTATTGTGCTGTTGCTAGTTTGTTTTATTATCCAGGTTAAACTACTTCAGAAGCTGCAAAAGATGCATGGAGGTATTTCTATCCATATGTACAGAAAAACTAAAGACTTTAAAACGGTTATTGTCACTGCCCAGATAATATTTATATTATTCACAATTTTAATATTCAAACTGGTGATACTATGAAACGAAGCAAACTAAACGGGAAAGATAAAGGGTTATTCAAGGTATTTGTGATTAAGGTAAGGAGTCTGTTCTGGATGAAGAGAAAAAGAAAAAAGAAAAAAAACTGAGGAAATTAAATAAATATGTCTCTGTCTGAAATAATGAAATTATTGGATAATCACCCAGGTACTTATTTTGATGCAGATGATATATTCAATAAATTACCTAACTCGTCAAAGTCCTGTATTTACAAAGGGCTAGGCAGACTTATGAAAATGAAAGAGTATGAATCAAAGTTAATAAGGATAAATTCAAGGTTTAGATCAATATATGGGAGAAAATTGGAGGAACACAATGGAGAAAAACAAAGAACTGGAAGAGAAACCGAAAGAAGTAGACTATGAGCGTGAACAGCTAGAAAAAGAAAAGGCAGATTTTGAAAGGATTAAGGCAGAGTTTGAAGGCAGGACTGCAAGTGTAACAAAACGCCGTGCCAGTATGGATATTCTTAAATCTGTATCAGCTAGGAAGAAATCGAGAATAAAAGAAATCCTTAAACTAAGCCAAGCAATACACGAAAAGATAATGAGAGGTAATGTACCTGAATGGATCACTACACCACCATCAATGTATATAAGCGGGCTAGAAGCTACTATGAATAATGGGATTGTAAAGATTACCTACCAAGTCTATAAGCAGGACAAAGACAGGAACAAGATCGCTATGGAACATAAGGGTATAGTAAAACAAAGCGACGGTACAGAGAAGGAAGTAGTTTTATCAAGCAATTATGTGTTTGAAAAGCTAGTGGTAGAAACTATTGCAGACAAGAAAGCAATAAAGATTGAGGAGTTTAAACAAAATGAATGAAATAAAAAGGAAATTCGAGCAGCACGCAGACCATATTTTAATGGAGGAATCAGTCGAACCTATAAAATTAACTTCAAAACATATTCTGATGAATATTGACGGTGTCAGTTCTGAGATTACTAAGTTAAAAGACTCTCTTATTAATATGGACAGGCAAAAGGAAGAGACAGAAAAACGGATCACTGTATTAACTGAAAGCTTAAAGGAGTTTAATAATCATAAAGACTGGGCAATAAAGATTCAGGAAAGCAAAATCAAAGCTATCGTTGAAGAAATCAAAGCGGAAATTGCAGACAAGGTAAACAATGCTTACGAATACGACGACTGTTTGACTCATGAACAAAACAAGGCTCAGATGTTTGCGCAATATAAGCAATATATGTGTACTCATAAAAAGATGGGTGAGGAAATAGCTAGTAAAATGATTAATACAGTTTTGCGGAAGAAAGGCTATTTAGATAACCCTTTTATATAATTTTTTCTTTATTTTACTTATTATTTTTATATTAGAATAACAAAATCAGTCTTGAAAATGGATATTTTTGCTAAAGTAAAAGATTTATTTCTAAAAGAAGTCTCAGGTTTCAACGCTGCTGATGAGTATAAAGAAAAGCTGCCAGTGTTTCCTGAATGGTTTTTCACTGCTAGAATTGGGCAGCCTAGAGATATTAACATTACACAGATAAGGTCTTTTGCTCGGTCTCCCTGGATTCAGATGGTATTGAACACGATTAAACGTGAAGTTACTACTATACCTTGGGAAATAGTAAAAAAGGATGATGAAGATACTACTGATTATAGTTCTATGATTAAAGAAGGTACAGATTTCTTTAACGAGATTAATACTGATATGGATTCTTTCGATGATTTGTCTAGTATGGCTATCACTGATTATGGAGAAATAGATGCAAGCGTTTCTGTTAACGTGTTTTCAACAAGTTCATACGATTTTAAAGAAGTACCTCTTATTGACGACCTTGGGAATATTCGAGGTACAGAAAAACGGTTGGTGTTAAAACCTTTCGGGCAAAGGAAACTTGTTCAAGTACGTTCTGCTGATGCTGCTACTTTTTTAAAACAGATAGACATATACAAAAGATTACAAGCTTATTACCAATACTCGTTTAAGAACCCTAGAAGTAACCCTATCAGATTCGAGGCTGCAGAAGTAAATTATACTTGGCTTAATAAGAAATCATATTCTATTTATGGATTTTCCCCAGTGCAAGGTGTCCAGCAAGTTCTTGAACTACTGATCCAGTCTACTAGATGGAACAAAGACTTCTATAAAAACAACGCAATACCTGATGGGATATTTAGTATTCCTGGTGCTAACCCTGAAAGTCTGACTAAATTCAAAAAGCAATGGTTCAAAGAAATCAAAGGAAAAGCACACAAACTGTTATTCCTCGGTGCTGAAGGTAAGTTTAACGATTTAAGCAAAAGCAATAAAGACATGGAATGGTTAGAAGGCCAGCGTTGGTATCATTGGTTAGTGTTTGCTATGTTTGGAATCTCGCCAGTAGAAGCAGGTTTTCACGAGAATGTAAGCCAAGGTAACACAGACGGTCAAGAACGGATTACTATTAGAAACGGTATCAAACCACAACTTAACCTTCGAGAGAATGAAGCAAATAGAATACTTAAAGAATTATTCCAGCAAGAAGATTTACCTATAACTTTTAAATATTTCCCTAAAGATCATGTCCAGGAAAAGATTGAACACAAACAATCAATGGAAGAGATTGACCGAGATATACTTACTATAAACGAGTTCAGGGCAAGGAAAGGTGATTCACCGCTTGAATGGGGTGACGAACAACAGAAACAACCTGCGCCAGTAATAGATGAAAATAATCCTGAAGAAGATGAAAACGGTCCTAAAGATAGTAAAGAAAACGAGAAAGGCGAAAAACTGTTTAGTAAAGCTTTTTCGTTATATATGGGTTCTAAAGGTGATTAACTTTGGTTGGTACACCTACTCAAGAACAACTTGATAATGTTAAACAAGATACTGTACAATGGGTAGATAAAGCTCACAGGGTAAAACTTGCAGGTTCTGGGGACGATGTTATTGATTCTGATAATCCTTTGCCAGTTAAAGATGTAAATTCTATTAATATGGAAGGAGGAGGTAAAGTTTCTGTAGGCACAACAGCAGTAGAAGCAACCTTTACTGGTGCAACAACTTCTATTATTATTAGTGCTGATGTAGATAATACGTTTTTTGAAGTTTATAGGGTATACTAAAAATGTTAGAACTGGACTTTAATACATTTTGGGATAGAGTAAAATCAAATGAGAGGGTTAAACGGTTCGGTAATGTTCACTCTCATATAGATACTTTAGGTTTTGTTTTTATCTATAAATCCGCAGAACGATGGGATTATTACACTTTTGTTTCTAAAGATGATATTAAACAGTTCGCTGCAGATATGGAACTAACAGAAGAAGCAGCAGTCTCAATGTTTATTACTAATTATTTAACAAATACTATTCCACTTAAGTCTACTGAGTTCAATGATATTAAACCAAATATCTTGCAAAAGAAAGCGGAACAAGAAAACGACATAATTACTCCAGGGGAAGATGTGATAGACGAGTCTGAAGATTATGAAGCTTTCATGGTTAGAATACTCACAGATATGGAAACCAAAGTAGTGGCAGCACTTTCTAAGATACCTATAGAGAAAAGCACAGAGATTATGAATAAGACCTTTGGAGAGTTTTTAAGCGATTTAATGAACTCTGTTAATTTGCTGCCTTTCGTTAAAAAAGTAAGAGTGTTTGTTAAAAGGGGGTTAGTTGCTGGTATGGAATCCGCAGAGGAAGAGACCAAAGTTGATATAGGTTTCACTGAAGTGTTTAGAGATAAAGTTACTATCTTGTCAAACCAACAGCTTACAGGCTACACAATGCCGGATGGTAAAATGTGGCATGGGATTCAAGGGGCTAGTAAAGATTTGCAGGTTGATATTCTTAAAACTGTACAGAAAGATGTAATAAACAAAGTTCCTAAGAAAGAAATGATTAAAAATGTCCAGGAAGTGTTTGAAGGTTCAGGATTTAATCAGGCTGCAAGAATCGCTAGGACTGAGTCTAACAGGTTCATTAATGAAGGAAAACTTACTGGGTATATTGAAAGTGGGATACCTGGATTAAAAGCTTACGATGCAGTAATGGATAATAAAACTAGTGCTATCTGTGCTAGATTAGCCGCAAAATATGATAAAGGAATCCCTTTCGATGAGCCTTTTATTGATGATGATACAGGCAAACAAGGTTTAAATCCTCCTTTTGCACATCCAAACTGTTTTTTAAAAGGAACAAAGATAATGGCTTCTAATGGTTATAAAGATATAGAAAATGTACAAGTAGGTGATGAAGTTGTTACTTCTAAAAAACGGTTACGTAAAGTTACACGAACTATGCAGAGTGAAACTAATGATTATTATGAATTAGAAGTTGGTTCTGGAAAAAGAATAAGAATGTTAGAAGTTACTGGCAACCATCCAATTTTAACTGATAGGGGATGGATTGAGGTTAAGGACTTAACAATAAAGGATAGGGTGCTGTTTCATGACTTTAACTAATTGTTCATATTGTGAAAATGAGATTGAACGAAGCAATTATAGAATTAATAAAGGTAATTGTTATTGTAATGCTAAATGTCAAATGAATTATGAGTATGAAAAAGGAACACGTGATAAGTTTGAAATTGTAATGGCAGCACAAAAGGCGGCTCAAGAAAGAATTAAAGTAGATAACTGGCTTAATTATCCTGCATCTAGAGATAAACTCAGAGCAATAATGCAAACTGAAGAATACAAATTAAAAACTAGTATTTGTAAAAGGGGTGTAAACAATCCTATGTTTGGTAAAAAACCAATAAATTATGGTACTGGTAATAAGAGTTACACACGCTATACAATCCCTAAATATATATGGACAGATATAAGAAACAAAATTCTTCAAAGAGACAATTATAAATGTAAATCTTGTGGGTCTAAAGATCACCTTCAAGTTCATCACCGGATACCTTGTTTTATTAGTGATGATAGTTCAGAGGATAATTTAATTACTTTATGTTGTGAGTGCCATATGAAAGCAGAACCAAGATATTTAGGTATAAAAAGTATAAAGAAGATTGAAAAGACCGCAAAAACATATAATTTTGCAGTTGAAGAAGATGAATCATACACTGCTAATGATGTAATAGTACATAACTGTAGATGTGTGATAGCTTACAGAAAAAAACGAGATTAACTTATTATTTTTATATGAGAAACGCTGAGAGGTATTATAATGGAACAAAAAATCAAATTATGGCAGCCGATTGTTAAAAGTCAATCAGGAAATAAAGTAACTTACGAAGCAGTTTTGTCTGACGATTCGCTTGATCGTGATGATGAAATGGTCGGGAAAAATGCTCTTATCAGATGTAAAGATAGTGATATGCTTATTGTAGGTCTTATGGACCATGAAAATAAAATAATGAATCAAGTCTGTGAATGGACTAATAAAAGAATCGAAGAACGTGGAGACCATACAGCTTTTGTTGCTGAACCTAAATTCTTTATGTCGAATCCTAACGCTCAAGTAATCAAAGGGATGTTAGACGAAGGCGCAAACATGGGTATTTCTATTGGTGCGATTGTTAAAGATTCAGAGATGCAGAAAATAGGCGATACAGAAAAGAAGGTCTATACAGATATTGAAATAATTGAAGCATCTTTTGTCGGTGTCCCTGCAAACAAACACGCAAGGATTACTGCTATAGCAAAAATGTTTAAAACGGAGGAAAAGAAAGTGGAAGATAAAACTTATTCCGAGAAGGAATTTACAGAGCAAGTTACTAAAGTTGCAAGTCTTGAAGGTGAAAAAACTGAATTGACAAAGAAACTTGAAGAACTAGGAAAAGAAAAAGAAGCAAACATAGAGCTAGCAAAACAGATCGAAAACAAAGAAGTGACTATCAAAGAGTTGACTGATGAACTGAAAACTCTGAAAGACTCGCCAGTGTATAAAGCGATTCACACAACTCCAGAAGAAGAAGAAGCAGCAAGTGAGGAGAAAAAGCAGTTAGCAGAAAAACAGGCAATGGAAGACCAAATAGAAAAAGGTTTTGTTCCTGTTGGAAGGTATGAAAAATGAGTGAAACAATGATGTTTAAAGGTATGCCTGAAAACTTCGAGGAGCATGTTGAGTTTGATAAATCTTTCGCAGGGGCTATGGTTCCTAGCGAAGACGAGTTCATGGGAAAGTCTGCAGTATATTGGGACCCTTGGAAAGGAATAGATAAGAAATCAGAAATCTTAAAAGCACACGTTGAACGATTCCAAAAACAATCAATCGACACGCAAACAGGCGGTGCAGGTACAGCAGGCACAGCTTTGATCCCTGTATATGTTGACCCCGCTTTTGTTAACAGAACAATAAGGGAAACACCTCTTAGGAATCTTTACCCACGTAGAGCTATCCGAGGTCAGACTTACGACTATATCCCTTTAACCGCTAAAGGCGGCGCAGTATGGGCAGCAGAAAACGAAGTAATAGCAGATCAGGTTGATACTTATGACCGGACAAGTGTTAATATTAAATTCTTGTATGGTAAAGGAAGAATCACAGGACCAGCAATAGCTGCAATGCGAGGATTTATTGACCCTAGCCAGTTAGATTTAGCAGTAAAAACCGCTTCAATTATGGAAGCTGAAGAAGATGCTATCATTAACGGTGATGCTTCAACTAATCCAGAAGAACCAAACGGTTTGATTCAAACGATAACAACCAACACAACCAATCTAAGTGGTGGGTTGCCTACACTCGCACAAATTAGGGCTGAGTATGCTACTTCCAGAAATGCAAACGGTGAGATTAGTCTTTGTGTAACTGATGCAACAACTCATAACTACATCAAAGGTTTATTAGGAGACATACAGCGTAATGTTGAAGTTCCTACAATGGATGCTTTGAAGTTTGGAATCCCTGGCTCTTTTATGTTTGACCAAGCAGTATTTATTTGGGATAGGTTCATGCCGACAGCAGCATCAAGCAAGAGGATATTGTTCCTTGACATGAGATATAATTTCATGGCTGTATTATTAGACATGACTTTTGAGCAGAAGTACAACGAACATGATAACTACCCTTATTTACTTAAGGAATATATCACGCCAGTAAATACCTTCGAGTCTGCACAAACGCAGATATATGGTATTGCATGAGGGGGTAAAGAAAAAATGACAGAAGTTACCGAAACATTCAGGAAAATCGCTTATCTAGGTGGCGGGATTAAAATGATTACTATTCAAGGTGCTGCAACAACTGCAACAGGTTTCACAATCGATTTTGATACAGATATTACAGATGCAAAAGGCCGAGTAGTAGCAGAAATCCTTAATACTTTGGTTCAAGACGATGTAGGCGCAGATAAAAATTCTACTTGGGACCCTGCTACTGGAATCTTAACTCTTGGATCAATTACCACTGGGATACATAACATAACGGTTATTGCAAGATAATTGTATTTTTTTTATTTTTTATTTTTAGTAATGACTGTATCATGGAGCCTGGGACTGCATGGTGAAAACACTCAACGAAATGTTGAGGGGTAAACAACTCTCAGGGAGCAGATAAAAATGGGATCAGGATTCAGAACAAGTCCATCAGGAGGATATGCCGCACCGCCTTATATTACTGGACCTTATATATTCAGCGAGCAGATTACATTCTCTAACGCAACAATGAACGGTACAGAAGGCGACGTTTGGTTTGTTGATGGTACTAACGGCGCAACAACTAATACTGGTAAAGGTTGGAATGATGCTATGAGTACTATCCAAGGAGCTATTGATTTGGCTGGTGCTGGTGATACTATTTACATCACTTCAAAACTTATAACAGATTTCACTGGCGACCCAACAAGTTATTCTGAGAATATTACTATCACCGCAGGATTGAATAATTTATCTCTGATTGGTGTAAGTCGAGGAAGAACTCAAGGTGGATTACCACAGCTTAAAGTTGGTACTACTACCACAAAAGCACTATTGACAGTTAACGCAGCAGGTTGTATGATCGCTAATTTAGGATTTAACGGTGCAGGCGCAACTGGTGGTGGGATTTTGTTTGATGATGATTATTCGGCTAAAACCGCTTTCGGAACAAGTATAATAGGTTGCCATTTCAAGAATTGTAAAGGAACAACCGCAACAAATGCAGCAACTGGTGGAGCAATAATGTGGTCATCTACTGGTAACGCATGGCAGGTGAATATTTCTGGTAACAGATTCTATAAGAATGTAGGGGATGTTGTACTAATCGGTACAAGCAGCACAGTACCACAAGACGTTGTTATTGAAAACAATCTATTTAGTGGGCCAGCAGCAAATACTGACTGTAACTTATTCCTTAAAGGTGCTGGTTCAGGAATGAATGGGGTTATTATTAACAACAATGTATTCACAGCATTTCCAGCTTTAGGTTCAGCAACAACAGCACGATTTATGGATTTGACAGGTTGTGTTGGGATATTATCCAATAATTTCTTTGCTTGTGCATCGCAAGGTGCTGGTCTTTTAACATTTAAGGCTGCAGGAACTGGGGCTTTTATTCCAGCTACAGTATTCATGGCAGGAAATTATGGTGAAACTGATACTGAAGGCGATTCTGGATATGTTTACAGGGCTGCTTAAATATTTTATTTTTTATTTTTTTATTCAGAAACTCTTGACGGAACTGAATTAAAACAAGCGAGGTAATAAAGGAAAATGACAACATCACCATTCGACACAGGTATTGAAAGTCAAGGTGTTGCTAAACATACAGGTAACGCTCTTGTTAATAATCTATGGCCACAATATAAATCTCTTGAAACTTCTGTTGCTTATATAGACACAACTAACGCAAACGGAGATTTTAGTGGTAGTGGGAATCCATCAACAATATTTACTGTAACTGGTACGGTTGAAGTAGCTCTATTTGCTCTTTGTACAGTAACTTTCACTGGCACAAGCGCAACTATCGAAGTTGGTACGGCTAAAACTACTGCAGGATTACTAGCTTTAACGACTGCCACAGATATTGACATAGACGAAATATGGCACGATGCAACTCCTGATGCTTCAATCGAGGCTTCTAGTGTTGCTGTCAGAAAGATTGTTAACCAAGATATAATAGCGACAGTAAAAACTGCTGATATAACTGCAGGAACACTTAAATATATTTTATTCTGGAATCCAATAAGTTCAGACGGTAAAGTAGTAGTAGCATAAATGAGGTTATGAAAATGAAATTCAAAGTCAATGAGAAAGCAAACATTAAAACAGACAATGGTTGGGTAACAGTTTTGCCTGGTGAAATAGTTGATCTACCAGAAAAGCATGCATTACATCCAGCACTTGAAAAGTTCAAAGAGATCAAAGAAGTAAAGAAAGTCAAAGAAGTCAAGAAGGATGCCGCTTTAGAAGCAAGACTTGCAGAGATCAAAGAAGATTTAGGGGATGACGGTAAATTAAATCATAGTAATAACCCTAACAAAAAATCTCCTGGTAGGAAAAAGAAACCTAAAAAGACAGAATGAGAACGAAGATTATTTTATATTTGCTAGTATCGAGCTTATTGGTTAGTCTAGTTTTAGCTTTCCAGCCTCAAAGTGATATATTTCTAAGGAGTGAATATAAAATAATAAACGCAACTAACATTTCTAGTGAAGATTATTATTACAATAACGGTACTAAGTTTAGTAGTGGTGGTTCTACTTATTGGTCTCGTGATGCAGCAAGCGGTAATTTAACCCCTAGTACTCCAACTGACGATGTTGTTTTGTCTGATGGTAATTTGATACTTTTAAGTGGAGTTAATTTAAAAGTTGTTGGTGGTATAGTAACTCAGAAGCTTGGGGGTAATCTAAATTTTTTAGTTAATAATACTGGTGGCACAAGTTATGGGATGTTCCTCAGAAGTGATGAGCGAGATTTACAATTGCGTGATGTTAATCTTACTATGAATGGGAATTATATAAATGATGTTGGCGTTCTTAACATGACTGACCATAATATGGGTTTGCGTGAGAGTGGTGGATTATCAGACCAGTTAGGAGTCTATGGATATGACAGAGTTAATTTAAGAATATTAAAAAACCTTGACAATGGTGGTCTAACTGATCGATTTTTTATGATAGATTGGTTAGCTAGTAATAGTTCAATAATATATATGGGTGGTATTGGAGTGGTTAAAGTTGATTTAGCGGTTAATACTGATGATTTTTATGTTGAACAGGATAATGGTTATGTAGGTATAGGTACAGCTACTCCAAGTTCAGCTTTAGATGTTCGAGGTAATGTAACACTATCTGCTAATAGTTGTATTAATGGGGCTAGTGGGGGGAGCCTTTGTTTTACATAAAATGGGAATAACAAAAAATCAAATAATCGCAGCTATTTCAGTATTTACTTTAGTCCTTGCAGGTGGTACTACTTATATTGTTACAATAACTAAAGATAGTATTACTTTAGAATTTGATCATACTGAGTGTGGGATTGTAAGTTTTGAAGTAACCAAACAGGATCATAACAAGTTTAAATGTGGTAGATATATTATAGCTGAATGGGATACTGTTACTTCACATGAAAAAATAGGGCTTATTGGTTCTGGTTATTTCCAAAATGATAGAAAAAACAGTAAAACTAAATTGTATATAGTTA